GCGGATAGACAGACCTTATTGAGAATGGTTCCCATTAAGCGGCGATGATGCACCCGACACGCCGTGTTGGTTTGACATGTGTGCTGTGGTGTGGTACGCGGAAGTGAGCGTGAAAGGACGTTGCGGTTGTGGCGTGTCATGTTATGAGGTGTGATATTATGTAGACATTCACTTAGATGAAAGGAAAAATAAAATGTTTAAAGTTAACGCATACGTCACCGAAATTGAAGCAGATAATTCCTATGAAGTCGAAGTCGGGGGCGTGTTTACCACCACTGTTACTGATTGCGGTACTATTGATGATAGTGTGATTACGTTTGATTCAGCTCTCACCACGGTTCTTGAAATTATGTATAGCGATTGCGATTTTAATTTCGTGTGTCGTAGTTATAAAGGTGGTGATTGTCGTTCATATGTTGTCGCGATTGATGATAGTGAATGATATAAATACACAAAAAAAACCGGGCGGTAATAGTGCCGCCCGGTTTTTGTGTTAGAAGCCCGCTAGTAGTCGTATGCCACCGGCGATTATGTCACCGGCGACTATGTTGTTTACGCCTTGCAGTACTAGTGTGTTGCGGTCGATTGAGACGAAATATTTGTCGCTGTAGTCTTTGTAGAATACCGATGCGCCTACACTGAACTGCTTGGCGATTGTGAATAGTCTATCGCCATTGTGTTGTGCAGCGTTTGTTTTTACATTGTACTGTATTGATAGTATGCCGTTGGTTTCAAATATTGATATATTATTCCATGTGCCGTTAATTTGTGAATTGTTAGGGAACCCGCTTTGCGTCGGAAAAAATGTCGTACCGTGTAGAATGCAGCTGCCCATAGCGTGACCAACTGCGGAGTACCCACCTTTCGATAGGTGCGCGCCGTCGCCATCGTCGCCGCCGTCTGCTGCGCGGCTCGCCCATACTCCCGCGCGATATGCGCCCTCGTGGATTACCACGTTTGGAATGTCGTGTTTTGTAGCGAAAAGGTTGTAAACCTGTTGCCGGTAATCCGGTGCCACGGCCCACTTTGCGTTTTGTCGGTTCATTGATTCGCCCATTGCGAGACACATTGGAAATATATCAATTATTGCGTTTGGTGCTTCGGTGCGTATTGTGTTTAGTAATGTGTTTATGCTGTTATCGATAGACGTTAGTGACACGTTATCATTTAGCATTTTTCCAGCGTCATTTTGCCCGCCAATGATGATAACCCTATTGACATGCTGTTTATCGGTCACGGCGTTCCATCGGTCAAGGAATGTACCGTCGTCGCCGGTTGCGTAGAAACCGCCCGCGCTTGTACCTAGTGTTTGTTTTGTCGTTGGCTTTAGAATATCATAAATGGCGTTTGCCGGTGAATCTGCTAAGTGTTTTGCGCGGCCATAGTATCCGTCTACCCAACTGTCTCCGATAACGACAATATTATCATTGTAACCGATTGTTTGCGTAATGATTTGCGCATTTTGGTTTGTTTTAATGGTGAGCGTGGATATATTGTTTTTATTGATTTCGGCTTGCTCAGCTGCCGTGTTCCAACGTGTTTTAGTTGTTTCGGCGGTAGCGGTGTCGGTTACGCCGAGCGCGTTTAGGTTGCTTTCTGCGTTGTTTGCCGTTTCGGTTGTAACAGCAAGATTCGACGCCGTTTTGTCAATCTTGTTTTTAAGCGTGGTTGCGGTGTTTACGTCGGTTACACCTAACGCCGCTAGATTATCGTTTGTGGTTTGTATTTGCGTTATGGCTTGATTAGCGGTGTTTAATGCGTTACTAGCGTTAGTGTTTACTTTGTATAGATTGGTATCGACAATATCCATTGACGCATTGTATTGGTCATTGAGATTTGCCGCGTCACCGGCTGTATATTTTTCAAGATTGAAATTGGTTGTGTAGTCTGTCATTTTGTGGTTTCCTTTCGTATCGTTTGAGGGTGATTAATTTCCGCTTGCACTTGCATTTGATGTATAGTACGGTCAATAATCCGCATTGCCGCGTTATACCCGTCGCGTAGGTCTGCTAGGTCGCCTGTTTCGTATAATGGCAGATGATAGAATGGTGTTTCCGTTGACATGGTGAATCTTTCTGTTATGCGACGCTACCGGGGATAATGAAACCCTCGGCGGTTTTCTTTGCGTTTGCAAGGTCGGTAACGGTAAACGCTTCGGTTCCGATTTTGTTCAAAATGTGGTTTAGCGTTGCGCCTAGGGTTGCCGCGTTGCTACTGGAAATTCCTAAAGCTGTGCAGAACGCTTCAAGCCCGTCCGGTAACGCGTTTTCCTGTCCTGCTTGTTCGGCTTTATCGTTGATTTGTTTAAGTGCCGCATCAACTTTATCCATTGACGAATTATATTGGTCTAATAGATTAGCAGAGCTGCCCGCGTCATATTTTTCAAGCTTATAGTTTAGAGTTTCCGCCATAAATTATCCTTTCGACGTTTATAACGACGGGTACGGCTTTCCGGTTTCCGTGTCGGTGACACGGGGTGTGTTGTCGTTGAATATGGTGAGGTTGCCAACTGCGGGCGTTTCGTCGGTACGGTGTTCGGCCAATTTGTTTATGTCAATGTCAGCAATTTGACTGATTCGCGCACCGTAAACGGACAACTCGCGATAAAGGTCACGTAACGCGGTTTTGCTGTCAGTGTATTCGCCCTTTGTGACATTCCATATCAGCTGTGTGTTCCCTATGTGTTCGATTTGTTCTTGTATTTGCGCTATGGCTAGCGCGTAATCGTTTATATGCGATTCAATGTTTTTTATTCTTGTATCGTAGTCGTTCAATGCTTTGTTTATATCGGTTACTATTTTGTCAAGATACGCCGTTATATGGTCAATTTCACATGCAATGTGTTTTATGATTTCTTCTTGACTTTTAGCATTCCAATAGAATGCGGGTATGGCGGGCGTGTACGGCCATACCGAGAAAAACGGCAGCAGTGGAAACATACGTATCCCTTTCAATAGTTGTTTATGTTTATCGTCCATAATGGGCTAAAACATGTTTCAAGGTGCTCAAGCAATATTACATCTATATCGACGTAATCGCCACTTCGTACGCGGCTGACCTTGTCCATGAAATCACCGTTGGTGATTGTTTCGTATTGATTGTCAGTCGCGTTGCTTGCGTAGTCTTGGTTTTCGGCTAGCTGCGTTGCGGGGAAATCGGAAAACACGGTGCGCATTTTATGCCATGTGTCCATATCGGATAGCATGACGCCGGAATTGCCGTCAGCCGCCGCGTACAATGGTTTCAGGGTGGGCATTATTTCGTTTATCAATCGTAGAAAATGCCGTTTCCATCGGCTTACGGGCATTACACCTAATTCGCGGTCATAAAAGCGGTTTTCGATTTTCTTACAGCAGCGAACATATTGCGTGTCATCGTAGGCAACGTCCCGCCATGACCACGCAACATTATTCCAGTCAACACCGCCCGGTACATCGAGCAGTTCGCCAAACGTGTATGTCATTACGCCATGAAAATCGTCGTACGATTCACACGGCTGATAATGGTTTATGTCATTCTGCATTGTCATCGTCGTTCATTCTTTCAACGTCTGTCAAGTAAGCGTAGTTGCGGGAAACATTGTCTTCGTTCCATACAACCTGTATCGGTTCTTTAAGGTATTTTCCGAATCTTGTGTTGAGAATGTCGCACGCGGCACGCCGTTCCTCTAATTCGCTGAGCGCGCGTAAATCGGACGGTTCGCCGTAATCGTTGATTTCGTCGGCGGTTTGTCGTTCCATTTTCAACGGAAGATTTTTAATGCCTAACGATTGGTAAAACGCGTTCCAAGTGTTTTGAATGTCGTTCTGCAATTCCATGCCGATATATTCGACGTTGGTTTTAAGCACGTTTGCTTTCATCGAATCTGTGAAACCCGGTGTCGCCATGATAGCCATTTCACCGCCTGAGATTTGCTTGATAACGTTGACGCCCGCCGTTTGCTGTCCGGCTGGAACCTCAAGAATGAACGGTGTCTTCTGATTGAAACGATTTTGCCGCCGCGTCATGTACAAATCTTCTATTTCATGCGCGAAAAATTCAATAGTCGGAATGAGTGGCGTACGGGCGCGGTTGGCGTAGATGAAAACACCATTGGAATTGTTAACCGGAAAACGCCAACCGTTAATACCGTAACTATTCCATTTCTTCGGTTTGTAATAGACGTTGAAATTTGAGGTAGTCACCGCTTGCGTGCTGAAAAACACGCCCGGTTTGCTATGCGGAAATGCAATTGTTGCGTAACCGAAATACAATAGATTGTATTCCAAAAACCATGCGTCGCAAGTTTTCGGCAGATTCAACCACTTGAAACGAGATAGCGCGATATTCAGCATTTGAGAATACGCCATTGAATACGCTTGTGAATTGAGCGATTGGGATTGCTGCCACATCGGTGCGCCGCGTTCACCCATTTCCGCACGGGTCAATTGCCTTTTATGTGTGCGTTTACGTCCCATGTTTTCCCACCTTATATATTGTCGTGTACGAAGTCGCCGCCGACTTCCTCGGGTCTGTTCCATATTGTAACACCGGAGCTGAAAATATCCCTGATTGTCTGCAATTGTTCGTTTTGCGCAAGCGGGCACAGCGTCCATATGTCGGCGGTCTGCCAATACGTGAAATGCTTACAAGGCGTCAACAACGGCTTATTGTAGAGTTTGTTGCTTGCGATGCCATAGCGCAGCATGTAGTCGCCCGCCGCCGCGATTGCGCCGTTGTCTTCTGTTACGATTTTCACGGTCATGGTGTCAAGCCCCGTGGCCTGCCTGAAATTGTCACCGCCATACGCGCCAACGGGCTGCGCGGCATGGTTGAGCAAGTCGCGCCATGCCATGCTGACATTGGAACGCGTGTTTACCATGACGCGTTTCGCGTTATCTACGCTCTGATTACGTGACGCCGCCGCGTTCGCGTTCGATGTGGCCGCATTGTTGGCCGCAACGCTGCTGTTCGTGGCGTTGCTTACGTTCGTGTTGTTGGTATTAAGCGTCGTGGATTGAATGTTTTGCGTGCCCGCCATTGCTATGCTGACGCTATTGGCCTGCCCATTGTATTTTTTCGCCGTGAATGCGGCAGCGTCGTTGTACGACTGCTTGTAACCGGCTTCCGCCGCCGTCTTGGATGCACCGGTGGCGAAACTCGCGCTTGACAAACCGATGCTTCCGGCTGCGCCGAGTCCCGCCGCCACCATCGGTGCCGCCGCGCCGCCCGTCGCCGCCGTCACCGCTATGCCGGTCGCCGCCGTGCCTATCGCGCCCAGCGCAGCGGTGACGGTACCAATCGCGCTCGCCGTGATTTCCGTGTTTACGAGATTCGATGTTAGGTCTAACGTGGCTACGTTCATTTCATCGATTTTTGTATTGGATGCATTCAGCAGCAAATTTTGTTGTTTTACGTTGTTTTTGTAGATTTCGTTGGACGCGTTGTTGGAATTGGCCGTGATGGTCGAATTGAGCGCGTTCGTCAGATTCGTGTTGGCGATACTGTTCGCATTGCTTCGGTTAGTGTTGCTCAATGCCACGTTAGCCGAGCGTGCGCCGTTTTCGTACGATACAATGGCGTTTTCACGAGCTTGCGCGACTTCTCGATTGTATGCGTCGGCACGGCGCGCATCGATTGCGCGACGTTGCAGCGCGTATGTTGGTATGTCGTGCGATATGAGTGTTTTGAGCACGTCCGCGTTCGGCACATCGGTGGTAATGTTAGCCCCATTGATAGCGTTAATGCTAATTGACGTGTCACCGTCGCCACCGATTCCGTCAAGCCATACGATTTGTCGCAATATCGGATAGCTTAAAGACGTGACTGTCTGTACCGAGAGTCGCCCGCAGTCAGCGATTTCCACACGGGTTTTGTTGCCGATATTGTCGGAAACCTCTAAGTGCGCGTAGGGTGCAAGATAGAGTCGTGTTATTTGCGCGTATTCACTAGCGTAGCCGAAATCGTCGATAGTCAAATCAATATCGGATAGTTTTGTCCGTGCGCCGCTGACTGTATGCCATTCGACGCCGTTCACACTGATAGCGTTACCAAGTCGCATCATGTTTGCGGTGGCGACGAAAACCGCTGTAATTTGCGACATGATATGTGGATAATATGCGAAAAGCGTGTCGAAATATTCGCCCGATATTTTGGATGATTCGAGCGCATACATGCTTACGTTGCTTGGGGTAAGATTATCGATTGAATTGTATGATGTGCCCGCGCCGGTGACGTTTGACGTGGAAACGTTTCCGGCACCCCACGAGAAATTCGTTACCGTGCCGTCGGCGTTACTGTATGTCGGGTCGCTGTCCGTAATGTTCGTACCGCGCATGCCGCTCATGGTTTGCAATTGTTCAGGTGAAAACGTTGCGGCCACACAGATGTATCTTGTACCGTTTTGCAGATTAACCGGTGTGCTTTTTCTGATATTCGATGCGGCGTTGCCATAGTCAACGTCGGGCAGCGTGAAATCACGACAATTCGCGCGCGGGTTTTTTAGCAGTTCTTGCGGTGTCATTTCCGTTAACGGCGCGTGTCCGCGTGTCAACACCATTCCGTTGATTGTGGTGCTGTTGATATAGTCCGTCCATACGTCGCGCATAAGCGTGCATGTTGTCGTGTTCGGCGCTTCCGCGCGTACGGAAGTGATGAAAAAATGATATCGTGTCTGCACGTCGGTTTTTTGATATGGCGTATTGATAATGTCACGCGAAAAATCAACGACAATATAATTATACTGTTGCGCCGTCATGTAAGGTACCGGCAATTTTATACCGTCCGCGTCGGCGCGTGCAATATACATGTTCGTTGTCAACTTGACGGTTTCGCCGTCTAGGTTGTCAAACCATTCGTTTCTTGTGGTGTCATCGGGGAATTTCACGACGTCGTGGTAATCATCATACCAATTCACGCGACATAACTTGATTACCGTGTTTGGCGTCCAAACATTGTAATCGAAAACGTTGCGGTACTGACCGTATACGCGCGTATCCGTATCCGGGAACGCCGTTGTATTTTGCAGATGTGGAAAGTCCATATCGCATCCTTTCATATATGAAAAAATGAGTGGCGCTTCACATGAAGCACCACTCATTTTATACCATAGTCGATTCAGACTATTCGACGGTGAACGTGCATGTTGCGGAATGTTCCGTAGTCTCGCCGTTCGGATTGACATACGTGGCGGTGCCCGTCACGGTAATGACGTCACCGGCAACAAGGCCGTCACGCTGGACATGCAAGCGTGCTTGGTCATCCACGAACGTGTTGACGTTGAGGTCGAACGCCGCACCGTGCGCGTCATCGCCGCTTGCGGCATGGTTCGCCGCAACCTCGTACGTCGCCGCGTTCGGTGCCACCTGTATGGCGGTTCCGGTCGGCGTTACGGTGGCGGTGAGCTTCGGTGTGAGCTGCATAAGGTCGCCCGCCTTTACGGTGCCCGTGGTCGGGGTCAGAGTGAAGTCGGTCACGGTCTGAGTCACAACCTTGATGGAAGTGCCCGTATCGGTGGTGAACAGCGCGCATGGAGTGAACGGCGACACGCCATAAACGCCCCAGTGATTGAGATACAGCGTGTTGGAAAGTGTCTGCGGGTTATAGAACTGAGTAGTGCCATACAGCGTGTCTCGCGCCTGATACCAATCGGTGGAAACAAGCAACGCAACCGCGCCGTCGATACCAAGACTTGGCACCTCAATAACACGGTACGGCACGTCCGCTTTATCTAGCTGGAAAACCGCGCTCAGCGCATCGACGTCAAGCGACGCAAGATATTCCGGTTCAATCAACAACACCATTTGTTGCGGGCTTGCGTACGCCGGAATGTCGGTGACGTTCAACGCATTGTATTGCGTGCTGGGGAACTGCATGCGGCCAGCGGTCGCACGCAATGCCTTGAGCAACGTCTTGGCGGTGGTTTCGTCGCTCGGCACCGCGTCAAGATGTACCTTGTAGAAACCAAGATTCTGCTCGTAATGACGAATCAGCGCAAGCATAATGTTCATTTCGTCGTACTGGTCGCTGTTGCGCGGGGATTCCATAATCTGCGCGACGAAACGGTTCAAACCGAAATCATCAACGAACGCCTGACGTAATTCATCGTCAGTCCATGAAATCGGGTATTGGTCGCGCCGATTGTTTTCATAGAACCACACTGCCGCTTCGGGGCGGTGCATTTTCAACAAATCTTCCGCGTCATCCTTGTAGCCGTGCGCTTTAATCCACTTGACTGCGATTTCCTGTACAGTCGAACCCCAGTACAAGTTTTCCTTTTTGAAAATCGATAACGGGTTTTCAAACGGTGCGTTCTGCGCCATTACAGTCAATCCGATACGATTAACCATGTTCCAAACGCAGTCGTTCAAGTATTGGCGGTTCATGGGGTCGAACAAGTAGCGCATGGTGTTCGCTACGCCGGTCTGCGTAGCGCTCGGAATACGTTGCTGGTAATCGTCCGTGCCCCTGGTACGCACCTTATCCAAAATTGTCGCATTGTCTACAGCCATAATATTTACTCCAATCGATTAAAGCGTGTAATCGAGATTTTCCAAGTCCTCTGCCGCGGCCTGTGCGATTGCGTCCGCCGCGTCATCGTCGTTTTCCTTGACGGTCGCGCCGTTTTCGACCATCTGCGCAACGGAGTCGGTGAAATTGTCGTATATGCCGTCAATTCGTTCGCTGATTGCGTCCGTGCGGTCGCTGATTGCGCTCACCTTGTCCAGCACGTCACGCAACATGTCGCGCAAGTCGTCGAACTCGCCCGCACGGTGCGCTTCATTTTCCGTAAGGTCATCGCGTTCGGCGGTGTCCCTTTCCTCGGGGGTTTCGTCATCCATTATTTTTCCTTTCATATATGAAAAAAAGTCGTACCGGCGAACGAATACCGAACCGGCACGACTTAAGAATAGCATACTTGCAACATGATTCACAACGACGGACGGCACGCTTTTCCCTCACGGCCATATCATTGCCGGAGTCAACCGTGGTTATCAATGATAATGTTTTATCGCACCTCGTTACGACACCTTGCGTATGCCGCGTTTATTTTACGCCGAAATTTCTGAGCATTGCAATTACGGCGTGTTGCGTTTCTACCGTATCATAACGTAAATACCCTAACGCATAATATGACGTAAGATTTCTAATCAAGTCTTTTGCAACATTTGCGGTAAGATAATTAAGTTTATTATCATCCGTCGTAATTGCGAAATATGGTACATGCGTGCCCGCATCATATTTTAAAGAAACGAAAACGTAACCACAACGCAAATCAACATAAACACCGTATTCACACCGCAACCACCGGAAAACATACGTGAGATTAGCGTGATTGTGTGTTTTTTCAATAAAATCAGTGTCATGACGTTTGAATTTGTTTTTAGCGGTGACTTCATCATTATTTTTCATCATGCGCCCCGCAACTGTGTTTTTCGTTTTCTGCTCAGCATATTTATCATCTTCAACATAATCGAAAATACACGTCTTACCATCAAGCCATTGCAAGCCAAACTCAGGTTCCAAGGGCACGTTGTAATGTTTGAAGTACGGATTATATGCATCGCACGCATTACCCAATAAAAAGACTCGCGGCTTACGCAGCTTGTTTTCATCGGCGCGTTCACGCGTAACAGTGTCTACAAGATTAGCCAATTGTTCATATTCATTACGCAAATAATGATGATACACGTCATCCGGGTCTATAATAATTTCATCCATGCAAATGTTACGTACATTAACATATGTGCTTTTTTTCTTCTGCTGTTGTAATGATAATGGGATGAAATAGCCGCATGTCCGCCATTTTTTCTCGCCATTACGACGTATTTCAGCTATCTTGTTATGCACTCTAAAATCGTAGTCGGGAAAAATATTATCTTCTATTATTCTGTCAAAATATTTTGCCGCAACGTCGTTATTTTCCTCTCGATACCGTGTGACCTCAACAAAACATATGTTGTTTTTAATATAATCTTCCAGCATATACCGACGTACGCCGTACGTTTTACCGAGCCCGCGCGCGCCAATTATAAGATTCACGTCAGCGTCACGCGGCAATATTTGCGTTCTAAGCCGGTCATAATAATATTTCGCCATCAACACTCACAATCATAGGTTTGCCGTCCCGCATCATAAGTTCACGGGGCATTGTTTCCACAATTCGATTATACGTGTTTCGTATGTATGTCAGATTCTCGCCGTTTGCCTGTTTATCCGATTCGCCCAGCCATCTACCGGACGGATACAACGCTATCGCTTCGGGCGCGTCAACATGATATGTCGCACCCCGATAATCGGTGACGGTGCCGACGTACCTATCCCATACATGCGGCCGATTGCGTTGCAACGTGTGGCATATGTCATAATCGACTAACACATCATAGCCGAGCGACATTTGTACGGTTTCCGCGAAACCATGCCCCGCGCGTATGACATTGACAATAAAATCTTCTATGGTGTACATGCCGTCCGGTCGCGGAAGTCCCGCGCAAGTGACATGCACGCGCCCGCCCGTGTCCAAACTTACGCGCGCTTTATTCCACAATTCCATATGCTCAACATACCGAGTTGTCCCGCCGCAATCCTCTACTTCAAATTTTCCGATATGTTCTAGCGTCGATGCCATGTCAGGCGCGGTGTTTCTGACGCGCCGCATGGTATGGTTGATTGCGTTTTCTATTGCGGTGTGCAATGGTTCGAGCGCGTTCAAAAGTTCCATGTCGGATACGTCATTGGCGCAGCTGATTTTCAAACTGTCAGTATCGCCGCCCGTAATCGTGACGCGATTACCAAAATATCGATATAGCAGCATCATGGCTATCAGCAAGTGCATTCTGCTGCCCGCAACGATTCGCATACCGTATGTGTAGAGCACGCGTGGTGTTTTCGGGCGTTTTTTCGTGAAATTCTCGGGAGTACATACCGTGGTTTTATCAACTTCAAGTTCGCCGGTTTCCGTCACGCGATAATCAGCCTTCATAACGTCTTGCGCTTGCGTGCCATAAATCCCGTTGAATTGGCCTTTAACGGTGCTGCCGTAGTATGATTGCAAAAATTTCATGCTCAACGTGCCCGCCCTAGCGTCGCGTGCGATTCCCTCGGGTATAGAATCGGGTATCTCATCCACGTACGCCATTCCCTCATGATAACGTTTAATCAGGTTTTTCACATCGGTTTTTCGCGCGAAAAGCATGTTAGATTGTAAGGTCACGTAATCAGGTGGAACAATCGTCTTAGTGGTGGCTTCACCGTACAACACATGCATAGCGTCAAATTCGTACACTTGCGCCACGTTCCACAATTCGATTTCATTGACATGCAATATGCATTCGTCCGCGCGATACAGTTTGCCAAAAGCGTACGTAGGGTTAACGGCACTGTCAACGTACCCATGCGCCCTGACGCTGTTTTCCTGTGTTTTCGCACGTTCGTTGTTGCTGTAATCGGTGTCCGCTTGCAACGTTTTCACAAACTTGGAACGTGGACATATCGCAATACCCCACGCGTCAAAACATGTATTTTCACGCAACCTGAGATTCGTAAATCTCACCGCAACATGCAATCCCGTTAAAAACGGGTCATCGTAATTCGACAACACGGTGTCAAGCGACGTGCCAATAATGCGTTCGCATGCGATTTGCAGAATATCCTTAGGCGCTGGAGCAAATTTCACCGGCAACCGTCGCCCGTTGATGAACGCGTGATGCATTGACGTAACATCCAAGGACGCGACGTTATCCACGACAACGCTAGCGGTTTTAGCGCTCGTAAACGTCAAACCGCCACGGAAACATGCCTTGCGTAACGCGTAAGACGTATAATCCTTTGGAAATTCCTGATTGCATGTCATCTCGAACGCGCGTTGCAATGTGATTTTCTTACCGCCTTGCAACGTGACACGCCGCCCGCCAATCTCGCGCCGCGCCATCTGCCGCACAAGCGACGTCTTGGTAAGCACGCGGCAACCAAGCATGTCCGGCGTAAGCCAATGATTCGCGCGTAGCAACCATTGCAAGTATTGGGGTATCACTTGCACATCGCGCCGCGCGTAAAACATTTCCTCTTCGGTCAACGGCGTTTCGGGCGTGCGGATAAGCGAGTAATCCCAGTCGCCTACCGCTTTAGGCAATCCGCATGTTTCGCCCATGGCACGCAGTCCGCCCATTTCAAGGTAAAACGTGTCCCAAAACCGGCATACAACGTCATTACCAACACACAAATCAAGCGTGTACACGCTTGTAGCGGTCTGCGCATTGACCTCAATCGCGTACGACTGCGCCAATTCCAACATGAGAGATTGCATATCGAACATGAGGTTATAAGCAGCGATTATCGGGACATAATCGTGTGCGCGCCCATAGTCGATAAGATTGTCAATGTACGTCAACGCTTCGGACGTGTGCCGGTAAAACCGTACATCGTCCGTGTCGGAAGTGTACGATTCCAGTGGCGTGTTACGCAAATCGTTGAAAATGTATAATATCGGATATGCGCGTGTTTCGGCACCCTCGCCAATATTCGTTGTTTCGGTGTCGAATATCGCCGCAATCTTAAATTCCTTGCGCTTTATCATCGTACTACATCGGGTGAGACCGCAATAAGCCAAACCGGACTACCGCCGTCAACGTCCGTGTAATCCTCCAATTCGCCTGTATGCATTTTCATATTTTTGGCGTATTCCAACACCTTTTCGTTTCGTTGCATGATAGTATCAAAAAGTTCACTAAGTGAATCAGCGTCATACGCTTTCATGACGGTTTCTAATCGTTTGTTCGGCGGAACGTTCGATTTCTGCCATATGTTTTGTGTGTATCGCCAAAACACCTTGACTTTTTCCCGTCCCAAATCGCCTAGCGCGCTCGGCATTCCTTTGGACGCCACGCGCATTTCCTCACGGAAAATGTTGAACGAACGCACACGCTCCCTCGCACGTCCTTTTCCGCCGCGTACCTCGCTCACCTGTTGCACGAGTTTATCGGCGATTTCGTTCGCACGCTGATACAGTTCATTCCGCATGCCGCTATTACGGACACGGCCAACATACGTGTTTTTCAACTGCGTTTCAAGCCGCTGAATGTAAGCACGGCGTGCGTTCGCCTCGCTTTCGGGCATGTTTTCGGTAATGCTTTTTTTCAGACTGTTTATAGCGCGGCGTACGCGCTTGCGTTTCGCGGTCAATATGTCCGCTTGTTTATATGCTCTAGGCATGTTCGCCACCTTATAAAAAAAGTGCCATAGCATGTATGGCACTTTTTTGTTTCATTCTGAACTACTTGATTTCAAGCGATTTCGTGGAACGGCCACCGCCCAACGGGGTCTGCTTAACTGCAACGGTGATGCCGTCCGGTGCGTTGAAATCGGGGAACATATCGTAAATGTCCAATACGCTACGGTAGATTCCCTGTGACTGACTGAAATACGTGTTGCCGTCTTTTCCGAAAAGATAGACGTTTGCGCATTTCTGACCCGTCTGAGAACGAACGCCCGGCGCGATGTAGGCACCGATAACCGTCAACGGTTCCGCACCGCGTCCGTTCAACGACAAGGCGCTGTTACGTGCGTTGACGATAGCGCGTTTACCCTCGAACGTGTTGTTGTCCATCGTACAAATATAACGATAGTTGTCAGCGGGAGTCTGCGCGGTTTCATTCACGGCGGTATCGTTCATCTGTTCGTTTTCCTCGTTCATCTGTTCGTTTTCCTCGTTCATTTCAAATCCTTTCAGATTTCAATATCTTCATTATCGTTGTCGTTATCAACGTCAGGGCCGGTAACGTCAGTTGCGACACGCTCGGCGTGCTCGATGAACGTTTCAACGTCCATCACGTACACCGTCTTATCGACCGTGATATCGTCAACCAACACGTTGACGATACCCGCGTCCATAAGCGTCTTGACGGCCATTTCAACGGTGCGAACGTTTCCGGTGGTGTGGAACGTCTGTATCACGCCGTCTTGGTCATAATAGCTTATGGTGCTGTCAGCGATTACCTTACGAATCTTTCGCATGTTTGTTATCCTTTGTATCTGTTTTATTTTCTGTCAACCATTTTGGCGACATAAATATTTATAGCACAAAAATCGGCGTGCGCAAAAAGCAACACACCGATTATTGATATTGATTCTCAATAACGCAAAATCTGCCCCGGATAAATCAAACTCGGATTAGACAAACCGTTAAGCGACGCGACACGCGCCCAATCTGAACCGAACACTGACCACAAACTATCACCCGATACAACCGTATACGTGCGCGCCACATTCGACTGCGCAACCCCGCCATAGCACACAGTTTCACCCGGATAAATCACAGCCGGATTGCCTGACACATATCCGTGCCACGACTGCCACGGCAACAGTCCAGTACGCGCGGCAATACCCGACAACGTATCACCCGGCATAACCACTACGCAAACCGACTGTGACGTATTTCCGCCGGTGTTCGTTTCCGGCGCGGCCACATTCGCGCCGTCGCCACGCGCGTATGCGTTCCACTGCCATTGTTCGCCACGGAAATAATTCAAGTCCAATCGTCCGGCATAGCCCGGCACATATCCGTTCGACGTGTACTGGCGCATGGCTTCACCATACGCACCATACAGCCACGGCGTTTCCTGATAGCCGGTTACAGCCATTGACGCATACTGTGCAACCCACACACCGCAATGCTCCCGTACATACGCACTAAGCTGCCCCAGTGCCGACGCTTGAACATAGACAATCGGCCATACCTGTGTGCGGGCATGCACGCGACGCACCCACGTTTCAATCCATGCGCCGTTGCCAAAACTCGGGTTATCCTGTGATTCCCAGTCCAAAACAAGCACCGCGTTGCCAACGTATCCGCGCACGTTGTCAATGAAAAAGTCAGCTTCCGTGTTCGCGTCACGTCCCATCGCGTAATGATATACGCCGATACTTTTACCGCTATCAACCGCACGTCCGAGCTGATAATTCGCGGCTTGATTCACGCCATTGGTCAAACACATGTTGTTGAAACCGCCGACTCCCCATGTAGCGCCCGCCACAATGAAATCAGCATCCACCGCTGCCGTGTCAATATCACACTGCCAATTGCTCACGTCAATACCGCGCATGTCCGCGTTAGCAGACGGTACCACAGTCAGCAGCAACGCGCAAACACAAACTACAGCGCTACGCCATATTCGATGCATCATTATCCCCTTTATTATCCTTGAGCAATGCAATAAGTTCCTCGGTCAGCACATTATTCTTAGTCATCAAATCATTAAAATCGCTAAACGTCGTGGCAATAAACCATGCCATACCGCAGCATGCAACAATCGGGAAACCCACGCTCCCGACAACGGTTACAATCGAACTAATATCCATCAAAACACCTCGATAATAAGAAAGGTCATGACACATCAAACGACATACCATGACCCAATATATCACAATCGCGTGGCCTATCCGGGAATTGAACCCGGCACGCACATTTTATAAGAATGCCGCTCTAACCACTGAGCTAATAGGCCATCACATCACCCCTCCCATAAACCCCGCCGCATCAAATCAACAATATCACGACAATGCATAAACACATAATCCGACACGGTAGAATCACATTTAAACCACTTCGTACCCATAACAACGGGCTTAACACGCTGTTCGCCATGAACCCTATAACCCCTGACGAAATCGCAACTATTACGCTTACAAAACATGCTCAACCCCTTTCACGCTCACCGGTTAATCCGATACCCCAAACATACCGCACCCGGAACATAAAACACGCCATCGTCAAGCACATCCCTAAGCCCGTATGTATCAATGCAATCGACAAACCGAGTTTCGATTAAACAATCGGACGCAATATCAACAAAATACACAAGCACATCGTAAATACTATTCACATTAAAATCAATCGAATTAGACAACGCTTTAATATTCATGAAACTCATTTTATTTACTCCCATTTTCAATACAAAAACTTATGCATCAAGAGACACTATGAACAATACTGTTATAACAATGGCATAAACACTAAGAACAATATTCATTGATACCCCTTTCAATAATATTTATATTACCACTCTTCAATATATCACACCTCATAACATGACACGCCACAACCGCAACGTCCTTTCACGCTCACTTCCGCGTACCACACCACAGCACACATGTCAAACCAACACGGCGTGTCGGGTGCATCATCGCCGCTTAATGGGAACCATTCTCAATAAGGTCTGTCTATCCGC